GTTCATGATTTAGCAGACCCAGAGTCTCCGACCTACGAGGACTTGGCTTGCATCTGTGAGGGTGCTGAAGAAATGAAAGTTCATATGGAAGTAAACTTCGCTACAGATATACTTGAAGGAAGTTTAAGATGAGCAAACAAACACACGTTTATGATATATGTTTTGAAGTAAGTGCTGATTGTGATGCTGATGATGTGTCAGATGATCTATTGATGCAATCACTAAAGGCTAGGATTAAGAATCTTGAGGACTTTGGTATCGTTGGTGAAGCTGTTGGTTTGGTAGACACATATGAAAGGTTGTAACATGAGTGAACTCAAAAGTTATTATGTAGACTTTGAGAAAGGCTACGATGTCGGTGATCTTTATGAACACAAAGGCAAAGAGTATGAAGTAGCTGCGATTGAGGCATTTAACAATCTAATGTTAGTAGTGGAGATTGAATATGGTGACATAAAAACAGTTTGGGAAGGTCAGTATGTCAAAGTTGACTTAGTAGATACTACAACTGAATGTACTATAGCCAATAATGTATATAGTCTAACAGAGATGATGGACTTACATCAAGAACTTGCAGAGGCTTTCGACGTAACAATAAAAGAACTGGAGAAACTTAAAGATGTTAGCTTGTAGTCAATGTGTGTTTGGACTATCTCAGATTTTAACTTTCCTTACTGTATGTTTCTTTCCAATGGCATATGTTGTTAAATCAATATTTTCTAAAGATTAGAGATGTATCAGCTAATACAATCAAGTCAGTCGTGGAGGTAATATGGATCAGCAAGAATGGGATAAGTTAGGCTTTGATCCTAAAAAAGATGGTAAGTGGGCTACCTGTGAAGAAGTCATGAAAAGGATGAAACAAAATAGGTCAGAAGAAAGGAAAAATAAGATTATCACGGCTAGTATAATATTGGGAGGATTGTGTGTCCTCTTAACTGTTCTCTGGTTATTCTTGTAAACAAGGAGGTTTATATGAAAAAGTTATTTTTAAGTCTAGTAGTTATTATGGGTTTTAGTTCAACCGCTAATGCTGATTTTACGGTAAGAATTGCACCACCACTAGAAGTAGTAAAGTCTGCTGGTAGTTTCGTAGTAGATACAGGCAAGAAAGTCTGTGAAGGAGTGACAACAACTGTTTTTGGAATTGGAGAAACAATTACAGCACCTTTTAGGGCTGATGTGTATAGACCAAAGAAGAAAACATATAATTTCATAACCCCAAAACTATTCATAGAATATCAAAAAGGTAGATTAGAAGAACGATGAAGTATGTAGTCAATTTAACAGACAAGAGAGGCAAGGGCAAAGTGAAGATCGTTGAAGCTCTTGACGTTAAAGAAGCTGAAGCTAAGGCAAAGTCCAAATACCCATCTTACGAGGTGGGTAGGATTTCGCCAAGTAAAGGTGACTTAGATTATTATAGATCAGTCAAGGATTACGATGGCTAAGAAAAAGACGTATCAAAAACCAAAGTCAGATGAGGCAGAGATACAAGCCTTTAGAGAACATACAAAGTTAATCAATAGTAGGATCAAGGAGATTACAGAAAAGTATAGGAAATGGTGGGACAAAGATAAAAAAACTTGGAAGAAAGGGTTTTCACATGAGAGATTTCATAATGAGCGAGGAAGTCATAAATGATTTTTGCCTTCTATTAAATATCAAGAACAAATCAATACAAAGAATTGACATAGGATTAGAAGTAGGGCAACCAGTAGTAGTGTCTATGGAGTACAGACCGAAGAAACCAAAGAACAAGAACCCAAAGGGTGTTATGGGTTTTGCTGCTAATACAGATATTGACAAGAAAAAGAAGAGAAAGAACAAACAAGGAGATGAAGAGTAAGTGGATATTCGTGAAGAACTTAGTGACATTTACGGTGATGATCTTTTGTTTGCCGATGGTTATGACAATGCTATTATTGGCGTTTGCGTTGGCTTCGATTCAGGAAGGGTGGTATACTCTGTATCGAAAATGATTGACGCATGTATGAAAGAAGCTGGGATGTCATATGAAGACTCAGTTGAATGGTTAGAATACAACACGTTTGGAGCTTATGTAGGAGACAACACGCCTATTTATATTGAAACCAGTTTACGGCCTTGTAGCTCAACTGGTTAGAGTACCGGACTGTCGATCCGGTGGTTACGGGTTCAAATCCCGTCAAGGTCGCTATGGACTTGTAGCTCAGTTGGTTAGAGCAGAGGACTCATAATCCTTTGGCCGTAGGTTCGAGTCCTACCAAGTCTACTGGATGGGTTCAACTTTTTATTACTTGTTGTGAGACTTTCCGACCCATCCTATGGGAGCCGGTGGCTTGCCGCCGGTTTCCCATATTTTACAGTTTAACAGAGAAGAAAGAGAAACATGGTACAGTATAAATTAATTTGTTGTAACAAAATCTACAACAGTAGAGGACATACGATTATAAAGAAATGTCCTTACTGCCACAAAGACACACCTATTTTTGAAGAGGTTGATAAGGAAGACGAAGTAATTTGGGTAGGCTTTTCTGGGGATAAATCCTATGAAACTCGTCCGTGGGGTAATTTCAGGGTTGTATTAGATGAAAAGAATGTTAAGATCAAAAAGATAACTGTAAACCCAGAAGGTGTGTTAAGCCTACAACTACATAGATATAGAGATGAATGGTGGAAGGTTATCAAAGGAGAGGGAGAAGTACAGATAGGCAATGATGTCATAGAGGTCATTGAAGGATGCTCCCTGAACATTAACAGATACCAAGTTCACAGAATAAGCAACACTGGAGATTCCGATCTCGTTTTTGTTGAGGTTCAAACTGGTATATGCAGTGAAGATGATATTATCAGAATTGAAGACATGTATGGGAGGAATGAATGACAGACTTTCTGAAAAAACTTATTGTTGATTGCGACGGAGTTATTGCAGGCAAAGAGCATGGAGGGGACTATTCAAAGTCTCCACCTCTGAAACATGGAATTGAACAGGTTAATAAGCTCTATGATATGGGTTATACTATCATTCTATATACTGCTAGATATGGAGAAAGACGCAATGGGAATCTACATGAGATGTATGAAGCTGGTTATAGAGAATGGACAGACTGGCTTAAAGAACATGGAGTAAAGTACCATCACGCATATATGGGCAAGCCTGCTGGAGTTATGTATATTGACGATAAGGCTGCTAGAGTAGAATCAGATTCAGATGAAGGTTGGACTCAAGTGTGGAGAGAAATAGAGAATCTCAAAGGTAAAGATAAGTACGGCAATGTAGTAAGATAAGTTATGGTAAACTTCCTTTTTGATGTAGATGGAACGCTAACTCCACCGAGAGGCAGGATGGATATTGAGTTTGACAAGTTCTTTGGAGAATGGACTCTACATCAACAGTCTAAAGGAAACAAAGTATATTTTGTAACAGGTTCAGATAGACGAAAGACTCTAGAACAGGTTAGCATTTCTCTATACAGATTGATTGATGGTTCTTATCAGTCATGTGGCAATGAACTTTACATTAGAGGCAGCTTGAGAAAATACTCTCGATGGAAGATGCCAGCAGATTTACATTTAGATATTTTAGAAGTTTTAGAAAAAAGTAAATGGTATGGCCGTGCTGAGAATAACATAGAAGAGCGTGTTGGTATGATAAACATATCAACTTTAGGAAGATCAGCATCAAAAGTTCTTAGAAAAGAATATCACGCATGGGATCAGGCCAGTGGAGAGAGGCTAGACATAGTAGATGAGCTATCCTATAAGTACCCAGACTTATCTTTTACTATTGGTGGAGAAATAAGCATAGATATATACCCAAATGGAAAAGACAAATCACAAGTTCTGGATGACATGGAAGGAGAAACTATATTCTTTGGAGACAGATGTGAAAAAGGAGGCAATGACTTTACCATAGCAACTATGGCCGATCAGTCATTTAGTGTTAATAGCTGGAGACAAACTTATGAGATACTTAATAAAATGTTGTAATAGAATAGTAGACGTAGATAACAAACCACTATTCTGTTTAAGATGCGGTGTTGATAGCACTGAGCTAGAGATAGAAAAACTAGACGAAGAGGAAGAAGAGTGAACGCTGTATATGCAGGAATGTTAGCTTGGGCTATAGAAATTTCAGTTGTAGCTATGATGTTGTTGCTACTAAAGTATGAGGAAAACAAGGTTATAGAGAATCGTACTACCAAAACCAAAAGGGTCGAAAAATGACTAATAGAGACTCCAGAGATATAATGTTTGATTCTAGATTAGAGAAGCAGGAAGAAGAACATCAGGAACAGTTAGCGAGCGAAAGACGCAAGTGGGAGTTTAGATATAACAATCAAGACAAGAGGATAAAAGAACTACAGGAGACTATAGCAAAATTAAGGAAGAAAGTTAGAGAGTTAAAAAATGCCTGAGTATAAATTTGAAAAATATGACGATCCATTTAGAGCCTTTAATATACAGATGTCTATCATATGTGACTTGGAGCAGGGTGGCAAGATATGTGAAGAAGAAGCATTTGAGCAGGTGAAGGCATTATATAAACAATTCAAGCACTACTTTAAGCATGTGCATGAGGCTGAATCAATAGAGAAACATAAAAAAGAATATGAAGATGGAAAGTACAATAAAAAGATAGACTCACAAAGGGGAAATAAATGAGAATAGGAATTATATCTGGTTATTTTAATCCATTACATACAGGCCATTTGGATTACATTGACTCAGCCCACTTTCGTTGCCATCACCTTGTAGTAATTGTAAATAGCGATGAACAAGTAAAGCTGAAAGGATCAATTCCTTTTATGAATCAAGATGATAGAGCTAGGATAGTTCGTGCCTTAAAAGGTGTTAATGAAGTCCACATCTCTATAGATACTGATGGGTCTGTAGTAGATAGTATAAAAGCTATCTATGATAGTTGGAATAGTCGTAACTTTGAAACTACTTTTAGTTTTATGAACGGTGGAGACAGGAAGGTTGGCAACACGCCAGAGGAGCAATACTGCAAGCAGGTTGGTATAGAAACTATATATAATGTAGGTGGTGAAAAAACTCAATCATCTAGTGAGCTAATAAATGAAGCAACAAGAACCTGAAGTAAAAACATGTCCATTTTGTGGAAGCCATGATGTTCAACGTGAATGTCTTTCAAGCATAGACTTATTCTGGATTGAATGTTGGGATTGTGGAGCCAGCGGAGGAAGCGGCGAGAACTTTGCAGAAGCTATTGCCAAATGGAATGAAAGATCATAATACTTTTTGCTTTTTCTAAAGTATCGCTTGACATACGCCGATACTATGCTATAATGGGTTTATTAACTGAACGATAACTCTTTAGCCGGAGGGGATTAAAATGGCAAAGAAGGAATGTCCAAACTGTGGAATAAAGGTCGGTGTTAGAACTAAGAATTGCCCTGATTGTGATTTTAAGTTTAGGATAATCAAACGTGGCCCAAAACCAAAACCAGTAAATTGGAAGGAACTAAAACAAGGAGATATTATCAAGTGTGTTCAGGGAACCGGCCCATATTGGATTAGCCCTGAAGATGGAGAAAGAGTTGGATTTAATTTCAGAGGTAAGTACATGGTTCACTTTATAGACAATAAGGGAATTGGAGCATACCCACATAAAGGCAATAGAACTGAGAGTGGCTTCTGCTACATATACATGGGCAAATCAAAGTATAACAAGAACACTGGTATACACAGTGAGCCACATAAAATTTTAGGCATACGGACTGAGGCTACTATTATCGAAACTAAAATAAAGAAAAGACGCAAGAAGAAAAAGCAGATCAATGTTGACGAGATCAATAATCTTATTGCGACAATGTAATGGAGAGCGATATGGAGATAGTATGGATTGAAGAGGACAGACACTTTGCAGTAGTTGACGGCAACGGCCAAATCATCATCAGATGTATTGATGAGAGACAAGCTCATGAGGCTGTAGAAAGAATACAGAGAAATATATACAACGAAAGTAGTGAGGAATAACTAGACAATATCTATCTTTATTATTCTCATTTCGTTTTTTATTATCTCACAAGCGTGTTCATTTTCCTCACCCCACTTTAATAACACTGTAGCATAAACCTTTTGTACTGCGGCATGACAAGCATCATCAGGATCATCTGCAATCACTTTTATCCAGTATGAACCTTTTAGAACTTCTTTTATGCCAAGTCTTTCAACTTTTTTCATGGCATCTTTCAAGTTTACTTTGATATTGTACATCATATGAATACCCTCCCTTTTATAATACACCGTAGAGGCTTTTATGTCAAATAGCAACAAAGAAGAAATGATAACCAGACAAGTTTTGGATGCTCATGGAAGAATGGATGACTTAAAAGAAATTAGGATGAGGAATGTTTTTGACAATAGATGGAGAGTTAATGTTTGGTGTTATTACGAAGACCCAAACCTAATGTCTAACCTAACTAGACCCTCAACTATTAAGTACAGTTATTTCATACATGTCGATGATGCCGGAAACATAATGGCATCCGACCCAGAGCTAGGAGCAAAAATTTTGAAGTTGTAACTTTTTTATATTTTTTGAGACAACCACCGTATTCGAGTTATAATTTATTGTAGTGGCCGCTGAAGGCCATATCAAGTGTACATCGTTTTTTATAAAGGAGATTCATATGGATCTTAATAGTGTTTCTTTAGGTGGCCGACTCACGGCTACGCCGGAACTTCGGCAAACTAAATCTGGACATTCTGTTTGTGATGTTAGTATTGCCGTAAATCGAATGAAAGAAGGAGAGACAGACTTTGTTGACGTTACTCTTTGGGGTAAAACAGCAGAACTGGCTTCTAAACATCTCGATAAAGGTCGTTTCATTAATGTGTTAGGACGACTTCAGCAGGATAAGTGGGAAGATAAAGAGGGCAATAAACGATACTCTATGAGTGTTACTGCCGACAATCTTTACTTCGGCCCCAAGACTTCTGGTAGTTCTAATGGTAAATCTAACTACAAGAAGCAAGAAGCCTTTACTGAAGAAACAACAACTGACGACGTTCCATTTTAAGGAGAATTATTATGACTAAGATCACAAAAGGATCTTCCGTTAAACTTAAACCAACAACTGCTATCCCAACCCGCTATCATGGACGGAAAGCAACTGTTATTTCGACACCGCAGCCTAACAACCGTTTTGTTGCACAAGTTAATGCAAGAGAGTCGGGGAACCCCTCCCAAACACGACTTCTCGCATTGTCGAGCCGTGACGTTCAGGTAACTGGATAGGCTCTTGTGGGGCGACTTTTATACAGAGTTGTAGTGGGTTAAAATCCTGCCGTCCCAATTTTTTTTCCTCTCCGGTGTATACTTATATAGGTATATATTGAGGAGGGGAAACTATGAAAAAGTTTTTGGCTATATTATTACTATTATTAGTACCAACTACATTAAAAGCTGACTTAGAAGATGTAGGCAACGCTACCTGTAAAGTTTACTCTAATGATGGAACAGGATCAGGCGTTGTATTTCTAGAAAATGAAACACATTACTTTGTACTTACCGCTGCACATGTTGTATATTCTTCCGATGGCTCACTAGATACAAGCATAGAACTTGAGTTTTTTATAGATGGATTCAAATCCAAGAAAATAAATTCAGTAGTTGATTATGCCTTATTATTAGGTGGCTCCACTGTAGATATAGCAGTATTAAAGTTTAAAAAAGAAGATTTAGGTAAGTACCCAAAACCAAGTGTAATACCTGTTGATGGGTCATTTGATACAAAGACAAATGATATTGTTTTAACTTATGGATGCCCTCAAGGTAGATGGCCGAGTGGACAAAAAGGCCATGTTGTTTATTATCATCCGAACAGACTAATTGTTACACCTAACCCTATCGGTG